CTGAGTACAAAGAACTCACAGGATATGTAACTCCTAAATGGTTGCCCGTGGCGATTATGAATATCGTAGGGTTTTATTTTGGATCAGCCGCTATGAGGAGATAATGGACTTTGCAAAAATTATAGATATTGTAGTTAAACAGCCGTGGGCTATTTTTGTGGTCCTGTCCGGGGTCTATGGTTATCTTTATTATGAACAGAATCAGGACATGCAGTTACTGCTGTCTGAGGTAGGGGGGTTGCGTGCAGAGCAGACTAAGATGAACGAGATCATCCAGTTAAAAGTAGAACTAGTCAAAGCGGGGTGCAAATAATGTATGCGTTGATGCAGGATGGAGTAGTTATCGGCTGGTACGAGACATTGAAGGCATGCCAAGCAGCGGCAGAAGCGATGCAGTACTGTATGTTTACCGGATAATTAGTGTATTATGAGTAAAGCAGCCCGACAGAAGCAACGGCGTAGAAAGCGTAAGCAAGAGAAGCGTAAGAATGCCACTTAAAAAACTTGTACTAAAGCCCGGGATCAACCGTGAGAACACTAGTTATACTAGTGAGGGAGGTTGGTACGCGAGCGATAAAGTGCGGTTTAGGCAAGGTACACCAGAAAAGATTGGGGGGTGGCTGAGGATCTCGGCTAATACATTCCTAGGCACATGCAGGTCACTATGGGATTGGGTGACTCTTGGTGGGCTAAAACTCATCGGTGTTGGCACACATCTGAAGTTCTACGTCACTGCAGGGGGTAAATACTACGATGTAACTCCCATACGCACCACATATACGCTAGGTGCTGATCCATTCAGTACAACCGATGGCTCTGACGTAGTAACTGTTACCGACGCTACAGGTGGGTACACAGACGGAGATTTCGTTACATTCAGTGGGGGTACAGCTGTCGGTGGGCTAGACTTGAATAACGAGTACCAGCTCACATACGTTACAGGTAACACTTACACTATCACTGCTTCAAGCGCAGCTACATCGACAGCTACAGGGGGTGGAGCGAGTGTTTCTGCGGAATATCAGATAAATGTCGGTCCTGAGATCGTAGTACCGTTCGTAGGGTGGGCTGCCGGTGCATGGGGGCTAGGTACATGGGGTAATAGTGATCCAGCGACCGATGCGTTGCGGACATGGACACAATCTAACTTCGGTGAGGACCTGATTTTTGGTCCTAGAAGCGGTGATCTCTACTACTGGGATAATACGTCTGGACTATCCTCAAGGGCTGTAGCGCTGTCTAGTTTGGGTGGAGCGTCAGATGTACCTACTATATTTAACTCGCTGATTGTCTCGGATGTGAGTAGGTTTGTGCTTTGTTGTGGTGTAAACGAAATTGGTAGTGGCATCCTAGACCCTATGCTCATACGGTGGTCGGACCAAGAATCAGCAGTAAACTGGACTCCCTCAGCTACAAACCAAGCGGGTAGCCTGCGACTATCTAGAGGTGCAGAGATTGTTACAACAATTCAGTCTAGGCAGGAGATTTTGGTATGGACTGACGTAGCGCTGTATTCCCTACAATACGTAGGGGCACCTGTAGTTTGGGCTGCACAGCTCGTAGGCGAGAATATCTCTATCGTGTCTACAAACAGCGTAGCGTATGCAAACGGTATCACTTACTGGATGGGCGCTGGCAAGTTCTATATGTACGACGGACGAGTGCAGTCTCTCAACTGTGATGTGCGGAAATATATCTACTCAGATATTGAAGATCTACAAGGTAAACAGATTTTTGCTGGGACGAGTGAGGCGTACCATGAGGTATGGTGGTTCTATTGCTCCGAAGGCTCTGATACGGTAGATCGGTACGTGATCTTTAATTACCATGAGGGGATTTGGTACTACGGCACTATGGCACGTACAGCATGGCTAGACTCGCGGATTAGTGAGTATCCGATTGCTGCGACATACAGTAATAATATTGTGAACCATGAGGTAGGGACTGACGACGGGGAGAGTGCCATCCTTGCAGCTATACTATCGAGCGTTACATCTGCACAGTTTGATCTAGATGATGGGCACCAATTTATGTTCGTCAACAGGGTTATCCCTGACGTTACGTTTGTAGGGTCATCCGCAGAGTCTCCTAGTATTACTATGGAGCTGAGTCCGTTAAGTAGCTCTGGTAGTGGGTATAACGACCCTAAATCAGTTGGCGGCAATAACTCTGGAGCGATAACCCGTAGTGCGTCAGTGCCGATTGAGGAGTTCACTAGTCAGATCAACGTGCGGGTACGGGGGAGACAGATGGCGGTCACTATTACTTCGTCTGATCTAGGTGTAGCATGGCAGTTAGGCGCTCCGAGGGTAGATATGCGCCCTGATGGACGCAGATAATGGCAGGTAATCTAGACAATGTATCTGTCCCTGTGGTGCCAGCTGCATCACGCACCTATAATGCCGTAGAACGTGAGCACAAAAACAATATCTTACGGCTATTTTTTAATAAAATAGTTCATATTGTCAACAGTCTACTTGGTACTAGTGGGGGGCGGTATATCGACAACCCCAATGGGTTGTTTTTCAGCACATCTTCCCAGACGCTCGCTGCTGCGAATACAGGTTACGCTATTACATTTAACCAGACGTATCTCGGTAACGATGTCTCCATAGCGAATGATAGCGAGATAACCACAGGGATTAACGGGGTTTACAACTTCCAGTTTTCTGGGCAGCTAACCAGCACTAACGCAAGTGCCAAGAATGTATATATCTGGCTAAACCGAAACGGCTCCGACATTACTTACTCTACTCACGCGTACACAATATCGGGGTCAGGAACTGAGATGGCGATCATATGGGACTTCAGCATCGATATGCAGGAGGATAGCTATATCGAGATCCATTGGGCTGCGGACGATACTAACGTCACTCTAACTTCCTCTGGTGCCTCCTCACCGCATCCGGGGATGGCCTCGGCAGTTGTGTCCGTCTTGTTGGCATCTGCGCTGCCTCCCACTTTACCTACACTGCCTTAGCGGAGTATACTGTAGGCTCTTTTAACCAAGGAGGCTATGATGCAAGAGAACGACTTTGTAGTGTTATTCAATGGAGTTTTGGAGGTAGCAAAACCTACAGTTACGGAGGATGGCCTAGCTAAATCACTAGATGATAAACTTGAGGGTCTACAACTAGATAGCTTGGATATGCTAATGTTGGGGGTTTACATGAGCGAGCTGTACGACATTTCTGAAGCAGATATGAAATCTTTTACTGATATTGCTACTGTACGGGATTACAAGGCTAGGATTGATGCTCATAAACAGCAAGATGTAGAGGATATTGAGGAAGCACTGGAGACTATCCGGTGATTTACCTTACAGACTATCGCACAGTCTGTACAGAAGAGCGAACTTTAGTGCGGGAGCATATATACCCGCAGTATGTACATTTACTACTAGATACTTATACACACGTTAAATCGGGGTTATCTTATCCTCCACATAAGCTAGCTAATAAGGTATTACCCAAAGATCTAGTCAAGCGTATGCGAGAGGTTTCCGCAGATCAGAAAACAGGGTTTATCTTAGCGGCAGGTACTCAAGTCTGGGCAGGGCAGCGAGGGTCTTATAACGAAGGGCCGTTAGACTACACACTACGTATCCCTGTATGGAGTGCCACAACTAACATCTACGCAGGTAAGATTGCGTCTACTTTGGGTATCTCCGACTACGTTAGTACTGATGCTTCAGCTTGTGGGTCTAGTTTGAAAGTACTGATGGAAGTAGAAAACCTAATGGAGCATTTTGGGTTCCAACGAGTAGTGGTGCTCTCGTTAGAGGATGCTGTAAGTAATGCTTCACTGGAGTTTTTTGGGCAGGCTAAGGCTAGTATCCAGTATGTAGAGGGGGAAGAAGAGCGGGTCTCATCTGCATTTGATAACGTAAATAGTGGGTTCCATATTGGACAAGGTGCGGTACTGGCGGTCTTTGAATCAGAAGATGCCATTAGTAATGATCCGAAAGCACAACTTTTGGGGGCATATACCTCCGCAGAAATTAACGATAACTACATAGGACAACGAGAAGATGGTCAAGGCTACATACGCGCGATTGAAGGTGTTTTGTACCAAAGTGGTACAGAAGCTAAAGAAATTAGTGTCGTAAAGACACACGGTACAGGTACAGACAGTAACAATAAAGCAGAGCGAAACGCTTTAGAGACTACACTACCTTCGTTTATTGCCACCTCTTTCAAACCTACTATTGGGCATACAGTGTCTGCTAGTGGTTTACTTGAAACTGGGTTACTATTAGACTCAATGGCAGCGGGGGTTGTGCCGAAAATAGGCAATAGAACTGAGGAAGATGCGGTGTTCTTATCAGAAGATGCCCCTGTACCTAGAGGTAACATACTTAGCCTAGCCTCAGGTATGGGTAACGTATTCTCTGCAGCACTATTCAAGAGGTGCTAAATGGAGACTATAGACAGTAGCGAACAACAGCTAGATTTCCATGAGATCTTGATCCGCTACGTTAACGCAATACCGTCCTATTCACTGCCCGATATGTCTCCGACAGGGCAGATTGCTGTGCTACTGAAAGAATTATCAGCGCCTAATGTAGAGTATGAGCAGCTTGGTAACTCGATCATAATCATAACTAGTGGGAAAAATGCCCCAGAATCTATCATAATGAGGGTAGTTAGTGTCGATACCCCCCAGCAAATAATGCGCTACCTTGGGCTGTATATGGACAAGCTCTATAAGAAAGGTACAAGGTATATTTACACAGTAGTATTTGATGATACATACCCTAGGTTGCTTAATGCTGCAGCAAAAACTGATGAGCAGATAACAGTAGAGAATCTAGGGGAGAAGGATGGCGCTACTATGATGCGTATTAATTTAGGTTAACTGTAATGGCTAGAGTGCATACAAAAGTAGAATGGGAGTGGGTTGATGGGGAACTTGTCCTTGTCAATGACGAGTTCTATGAGTATGAAGGTGAATGGGCCAAAGCAGAGTTTGTAGTAAACGGGATAAGTGGGCTTCTTGAGATTGGTGGTGATGCTATTGAAGCAGTTGGAGATGCTGCTGGGGAAGTATTAGAGTTTGTTGGGGATGTAGCTGATAGTGCGCTAGATGATCCAATTGGTACTATTGCAAAAGTAGCGGCGTTAATGTCAGGTCGTCCTGACCTTATCCCTCTTATCGATGGGGCAAATACTCTAGCACAAGGCGGTGATTTAGATGATGCTCTAAAAGCAGCGGCTGTTTCATATGTAACTCAAAAAGTAGCTACAACTGTAGGGAATTATGTTGGTGACGCTGCTGGCACAGCTGCATCTGCTGCAGAATTTGACATCCCAATAGGTGAATTAGGTAAATCCCAAGCAGCCATGCTTGCTTCACAAGAAGTAGGCATGAATACTCTGTCGGCCACTATCCATGAGATTGCCGGTAGTGCAGCTGGTTCTGCTGCCGCTGCTATTGTCACAGGGCAAGATCCTATGGATGCCCTACTTGCGGGAGGTGCATCAGCTGCTGTTCCCGCTATTATGGGACAAGTCTTCGGAGATGGAGAAAGTTCATCAGTTCCAGAGTCTGCTCGTAATGTGTTGTCTGCCGCTACAGTCGCTAAATTATCTGGTGGGGATATAGGGCAAGCCACATTAAACGCTATAATTCAATCTACGACACTTGCGGCGGATACTATTGATGCGTTGACAGAAGGGCATGATTATTCTGACGAGGAGAAGGCACTATTTGCAGACATTTTATCTGATACGGTTTCTACTGCAGCATTGGGTGGAGATGCGGGAGCAGCACTTAATGCGCGGTTGTCTCAAGTTGGTTCTGTAGCACTGAACGAAAAAATATCAGAACTTGGTATTGAAAACTACATAGGGCAGCAGATTGATGTTATCACTGGCGCATACGATGAGGTTTCTGCTAAGAGTGATGAGATCGCTATTGTCTATAATGACTACGAGGCAGTAGCTGCAGAGAGGGGCGTTGTAATTGAAGATGTGCAGCGAGAGAATGAGGAGTACGAGCGGTTACGGGAATTAGCACAGACTGCAATCGACGCGCAAGACGGCACGCAAGGCAAGCATGATGAAGCGCAAGCCGCTGTAGACACAGTAAACGAGTTTGTAGAAGGCTTTAATGAGCGATACGAGACTGAGTATGGGCCTCTAATTGACGGATTCGATGTAGAACTAGCAGAGCTAGATACCGTATATAGTGCGCTTGAAACAGAGTTCTTGGATTTACAAGAAGGGCTTTGGGGTACTGTAGATGACCTTGATGTACGTGTACTAACTCCGTTACGTGAAGCTGTAGAGATGGCGTATGTAGGAGAACTAGCACCAGACTTCGACCCTGAGGTCTACAAGATTGCTGCTGGGCTAGAGACTGATACTTCTGATGCTGATGTCAGGAGCCATTGGTTGCAGTACGGGCAGTACACTCCCAACCCTGTTTCTGAAAAGCAATATACCGCTCACGTACAGCAGAATACTACGCGTATTTTACAAGAAGCAGCGGATGTTGCAGGTGTGCCTCTCTCGCATCTATCCAACGAAGCCATTACAACTATTACGAATGCTCTAAGGGATAGCTTCTTAACTGCGGCTGATGGTACGAGGTACGATGTAGAAGGACTTAGTAACGCTACACTTGTTGACCTCGTAGACACTGGGTTGCAGTATTCTGTAGACATTGATGTAGATAATCCCCCTGTAGGTGCCACTGCCGTGAAAGCAGATGGGGTTACTGACTACGATATTCTCACTGGTGCAGCTGTACTCACATACCACAATCCTTCAAAAGAGTTCATCTGGAATAAGATGGATGACTATTATGTTGACTACATCGATCCCGAAACAGGTGAGGCATGGCTAGGTCTTCTTAAAACTACCATCGAAGCAACGCCCCCGCCAACCCTTGAAGACATGCGTTCTTCTGATGCTCCGGGGTATTTGGATACGCTCGCTAACTTGCCATCTTACGCGCTCGATGCTATTGGCACTACCGGTAGTCAAGTTGCGGAAGATATAGGCAACGGAGTTGTAGAAGCCGCCAAAAATATCAAAGACTATGTAGATGAGTCTGGAGATTACGGGTTACAGGTCGGTGCAGGAATTGCGTTACAAGCAGGTGGAGAGATTCTAAAGGCATTCAACGGACTAGTCACGTTAGCTGGGGAGTCTCCTGACGGTACAGCTATGCACGATGTTGCTAACAAGATGATTGCCGTTGGACAAGCCACTCTTCCAGAAGAATATATTACCGCTATTGATGGTGTTAAATCTGTTATCGGAAATGCGACAGGTATAGGGGGCACACTCGAAGCAATATATGAAGGGTTCCAAGAAGCGCCTACCGAGTTCTTAATCGAATATGTCGGCAAAGAGTTCCTACAAGAAGTTGTACCCCTTGCTATAGGTGGGGTAGCTAAACTCGGCGTTACGGGTGCAATGAAGGCTATTAAATTTGCGGATGAACTTGCTAGCACTATCGGTACTATTGCAGGGCTAAGTGCCGCCAAGACAACTGATATTGCCGAGAGCTATGGTGGTGCAGCTGCTAGTGCCTATGACGATGCATATGTAACAGCGCTTAACTCAGGTATGTCAGAAACAGAGGCAGATACCTTCGCTGTAGATGTTGCTGTTAGATCGGGTGCTGTGTCTGCAACAATGACAGCGCTACTATACGACGTCGGTGGCGGTGCGTTAGAAAAAGCCTTGCTAGGTAGTACAGGAGGCACTGCTTCTAGGGCGCTAAATGAAATAGCTAGTAGGTTAGCGCAAGGTACATTTGTAACTGTTGGAGAGGCAGGTACTAACGCTATTGAAGAGGTAGCTGCACAAATGGTTGTTGAGGGGGCGCTATATCAGATCGATCCTACTAGGGATGTATCAGGTAATCTAGCCGCTGCCGCAGCATTTGGTGCTATCGCAGGTGGTGGCGTTTCTGGCGGTGTGTACACTACCGCGCAGGCAGTAGACGTAGTCTCTAATGTGCTTTCAACTGCTAATCCCTATGTTGCTTCTCAGATAAATGAGCTACGTACCAATTCTCCCAATGCCGTTGGTGCCGCTGCATTAGCTACTGCGCTGACGACTGTGGGGATCACAGACCCTAACATACATCTAAACCTCCAAAACGAAGTATATGATGCTGGGTACACTACTAGAGCAGAAGTATTTGAAGCTATCCAAGGTTCATCCGAATTAGGTCAGTTAGGTACAGAGGCATATGTACCTACAGAAGAGGAGATAGCTTCTCTGGTAGGGGAGAACACAATTGATGAGGCGATTCGACAGGATGCAGGATACACAGATACTGCTCAGGACTATTTAACGCAACTACAAACAAACAATGCCGAATCAGATACGGATATAACTGCCACTGCATTAGAAGCATTAGGTGGAGTAGAAGGTACTGAAGGCACGCTATACCTACATCCTGAAACTGGAGAGCTTGTTACTCTCTCAGAGATGCCTGCTACTGGCGTTACAGACCATGCTGTTCTAGGGCTACTCAATACTTATCTACATAAGGATATTACTGGGGATGGTCACTTCCGTACTATGCATGACGGGTTTGAAGCTGGGGACCTCAATAAAGATGGCGCATTAGATTTAACTGATGTGCTAACGCTACAAAAATACCATACTGGGAAAGAAGTCGATCCTGAAGTAGTAGATCGTATCCAAAATGCCTTGATCCCTGCTATTGAGGATTCTGTATTTGCTTCGTCTCAACTAACGCGGGACTATGATGCAGTAGCTCAAGATGGACAGCTAACTGAAGTTGGGGGGTCTATCAGCAACTATCTCGATTCCGGTGATATGGAGAACATAGATGTTGCAGGCGCAGAGTTACAATCTAGTGTAGATGCACTTATTGACCCAAATTACTTGAACGAAGATGAAGTACGCGACCTATACGCACGAAACCATATCGTGTTCAATGCTAATACTGAAGAGATCTCCAAGTTTGTAGGTGCGCATACTGCGGAAGACATACTACCAGAGCTGCAGGAGTATATAGACCCTCGACAGCTGACTATGGATGAGATTCGTGCAGTTGCCGAAGAAGAGAACGTAACTGAGGAACAGCTGCTAGATGCGTTTAGCTTCCTTAGTGATGGGTTCGTCATACAAAGCACGCCGGAGGGTATACAGTCTACTATAGGTATCCTCCGCAGCACTATTGACCCGCTTGCTACTACACGCCAAGAAGTTATAGATAAGTTTGCCGAGCTTGGATACGCCGATCCTACTGAGGAAGAGATCGCACAGTTCATCACTAACGAGGCTTCTGAGGAAGATACGCTGGGTGCGGTTACTACTCATGCTGATGAGCGCATGCTCACTGCCGAAGAAGCACGTGTACTATTTGAGGACTCTTATGGGTATACCCCGACTGATGATGAGCTGACGCAATTTGTTACGCAGGGTTCTCCTTCAGAGGTGCAGGGTGTTATCAACGAGACTATGCGTGACTACGCCGATGAGCGCACTATTAATAAGGCCGAGATCGCTAGTAGGCTAGGTGAGCTAGGTTGGGACAACGTCCCAGATAGCCTCATAGATACTGTAGTAGATGACTTGTTCACAGATCTCGCTGGTGATGCCGCTGCTGATAACTTCCAAGGCACTACCGAGCAGGTCGATGCCTACCTGAACAATACTCTGGACCAGTACGTAGCAGATAGAACTACTACTGAGGATGATGTACGAGCTGCGTTTGAGACTGCTGGGTACACTCCGACAGATGAAGAGATTGCTACATTCACTCGCTCTAGCCCCCATACAGATCCTAGCCAAATACTAGAGACAGCTGTCCCCACTTATGCAGATACCCACCAAGTTACTGCAGACGAAGCACGTGAGGTTATGGAGGCAGCTGGTTATGAGCCTACCGATGCAGAGGTAGAGGCGTTTGTGCAGGAAGGACGAGATGTAGTTGCTACTGATATTCTCGATAACACTGTCACTGACTATGTAGATACGCATCAGGTGACTGCTGATGAAGTAGAGGCGATGTTTGCCGACCAGAACTACACTCCAGAGTATGGGGAGATCGAGGCATTTATACACCAAGGTGCAGATGTGGACGCAAGTGCGGTACTCGACACCGAAATTCCTGAGTATGTAGATCCTCGACAGGTAACCCCAGAAGAGGCGAAGAATTATTACGACTCTATAGGTTATGTCCCAACTGAAGAAGAACTTGCACAAGTTACTGGGCAATACTCAGAGGAAGATCTAGCAGACCGCTCCACTGGCACTATGATAAATACGCTTAGTGGGGATGTAGGTACAGTAAACGAGAACCTAGGGATTGTCGCGGATGACGTGTCCGACATATCTATACGGCTTGGTACTCCGACTATTGCGGACGATCCTAATACTATCGAGGACGAGTCGGCAGAAGCTACAGGTGTGTTTGCAGACCTCAGCACTCTAATCAACCAAGGGAATACCCTCGGAGAAGCGATCAAGACTGTTTCAGATAACCTTGGCATTACCGAAGAGAACCTGATTAACCACATCGATACGTCACTGGCTAACCAGAATACAACTCTGACGGACTACATAGATGAAGTAGAAAAATCTCTTTCTGAGGAGATTGGTGAGGTTGGTACCGCCCTCTCAGAACAAATCGGTACACCTGCAGTTGCTGATGACCCTAGTACTGAGGTAGATGAGTCCGCTCCCGCTACAGGGGTATACGCTGGCATTGATGCGCTGATAGACCAAGGTGCCACTAGAGATGAGGCGATTGCCACTATTGCAGAGCAGCTAGGTACTACTGCAGAGGCA